AGGGGTTTCTAACCGCAAATTATTCCTAGGCACAGCGCCAAAAAGTTGTTTCGATAGGCCTAACGACACACTTAGCCCTACCCACAAAAAATCGAAAACCGGCCATGGTAGCACAGACTTCCGCCTGTGCCGTACAAACAACGCTACAATCAGAAACATGGCACTGATCTCAAAGGCAGACGCTGCTCGGGCTCTGGGAGTGACCAGCGAAGCCGTCTACGCCGCTATTCGCACAAACCGCCTCTCCGTGGTACGCACTGGAGATGGCCGCGAACTCGTCAACTCGACCACCATGCGCCAGGAGTGGGACCGCAACACCCAGAAACGCGTAGGCCGCGGCCCCAAACCCCCCGCTGGCACGATCGAGCGCACCCCTCTTCGCCCAGGCGAAGCCGAGGCCCGCGCCGCCGCCAAAGCCGACGCGCAAACCCCCGACACCCCACTAAGCGAAACCTTAGAAGATGTCCCCGACTACAACCACTCCCGTGCTCGCACCGAGCACCTGAAAGCCGAACTCCTTGAGCTGGAACGCAAGCAAAAAGAGAAGATTCTCGTAAAAGCTGAAGAAATCGAGACAAAATGGGTTGAAATTATCACACTAGCTCGCACTAAAATACTCGGAATCCCCACAAAGGCAAAGCAGCGAATACCCGACCTCGACACCGACGCAATAGGCATCTTGGACGACATCGTAAGAGAAACGCTAGAAGATTTAGCTACCGCGCCACCCGCTTAAGCCGCATCGCATGACTACTACGCCCCTACCCGCAGTCGAGCGCCTGGAACGCGCCGCCTACAGCGCCTTCAAACCCCCACGCCGCCTCACCCTTAGCGAGTGGGCCGACACCTACGCCTTCCTCAGCGTCGAGAGCAGCGCCGAGGGAGGCCGCTGGCGCACCCTGCCCTACCAGAAGGGCATAATGGACGCCATAAGTGATCCGCTAATTGAACAAGTAAGTCTGATGAAGTCGGCCCGTGTCGGCTACTCCAAGATCCTCAATCACGTAATCGCCTACCACATCCATCAAGATCCATGTCCCTTGATGCTCGTACAGCCCACGATCGAAGACGGTCAGGGCTACTCGAAGGAAGAAATCGCCCCCATGTTGCGGGACACGCCCTGCTTAGCCGGCCTGGTGAGCGACGCCAAGGCCAAGGACGGCGCTAACACGATCCTCCAGAAGCAATTTCCCGGTGGAACGCTGAGCATCGTCGGGGCCAACTCACCCCGCGGCTTCAGGCGCGTAAGCCGCCGCGTCGTCCTCTTCGACGAAACGGACGGCTACCCACCGTCAGCAGGCACCGAGGGCGACCAGATCAAACTCGGCATCCGCCGTACCGAGTATTACTGGAACCGCAAAATCGTTGCCGGCTCCACCCCCACCATCAAGGACTTCAGCCGCATCGAGCGCCTCTTCGCCCAAGGCGACCAGCGCCGGTACTTCGTGCCCTGCCCCCACTGCAACCACATGCAGTACCTCCGCTGGTCCCAAATGACCTGGAGCGACAACGACCCCCTCACCGCCGCCTACAAGTGCGAATCCTGCAACGAACTCATCCCCCACGCTAAGAAGCGCTGGATGGTGGAGCGTGGCGAGTGGCGCTCCACAGTCCCCGGCAACGGCAAGCACGTAAGTTTCCACATCTGGGCCGCCTATTCCTACTCTCCCAACGCCTCATGGTCGAACTTAGTTGAAGAGTTCCTTGACTCCAAGAACGACGCCGAGCAGCTAAAGACCTTCGTAAACACTGTCCTAGGTGAGGTCTGGGAAGACGAATACGCCTCCAAGGTAGGCGCCTCGGTCCTGCTGGAACGCACCGCCAAAGAAACCTACGAAGCGCTCATCGTCCCATCCAACGCCCTCGCACTCACCATCGGCTGCGACTGCCAGGACGACCGCCTAAGCCTCAGCGTCTGGGCGTGGGGCCGCGAAGAGGAGGCGTGGCTGGTGGACCGCAGCAAGCTCTACGGCGACCCCTCTCGCCCCGACGTATGGAAACAACTCGACGAAGTGCTAAGCCGACCGTTCCTAAGTGAAGACGGCATCGACTTACGCGTAAGCATCTGCGCAATCGACTCAGGCGGCCACCACACCGCCACCGTCTACGCCTACGCCCGCGACCGCGCCGCCCAGGGCGTCATCGCCATCAAAGGCATGAGCACTAAGGGGAAGCCGCCCATCGGCAAGCCCTCCAAGGTTGACCTCAACCACAAAGGCCAAGTCTTACGCAAAGGCGCCCAGGTATTCCCCGTAGGTTCCGACGCCATCAAATCCCTGCTATTCGGCAGGCTTAAGCACAACGACCCCGGTCCCGGCTACCTCCACTTCCACGCCAAAACTCCCCTCGACTACTTCGAGGAACTCACCGCCGAAAAGCAGGTGATGCGCTACAAAAACGGCTACCCCCAACGCGTCTGGGTAAAGAAGTCAACCTCCCCCAACGAAGCCCTCGACGAACTCGTCTACGCCTACGCATCGCTGCACCGCCTCTACCAGCTCTACGACCGCCGCACCATCTGGGACCAGCTGGAGCGCAAGCTCCGCCCCTCGCCCGACGACGCCCCCACCGCCGCCCCACGCTCCGCCGCGGCCTTCAACGTCCTAGGCCGCTAAGCCGCGCCGCCCCCAAACCACATACACTCCAACGCCTATAACGTAGACTTAGACGAAATGCGTGCCACCAATGGCATTTCCGCCGGAAATATACGCAGGAGACGCCGTAAGCTGGACCGACACGCTTACACCAAGCGCTACCTCCTACACCTACTACTTTCGCACTAACGCTGCGTCGGGCGCAACTGCAGCAGGCACGCTTAGCGAGGGCGTGTGGGCATTCACTCTGCCCGCCATAACCACCGCAGCCTTCTCCACGGGCCAGTGGTTCTTCCAAGCCGTAAGCGTCACCGCCTCGACGCCCACCACGGTTCGCACGGGCGCCTTCGTGGTGTCGCCCTCGCTGGCCTACGCCGGCTCGCCCGCCGCGCTCGATCTACGCAGCCAAGCACAGATAGACCTTGAAGCGGTCGAGGCCGCGATCCGCGCCCTCGTCGGCGGCGCCCAGGAGTACCGCATCGGCACCCCCACCGGGGGCCGCATGGTCAAACGCGCCGAACTCGCCCAGCTCATCGCCTGGCGCGACCGCCTGAAGGCCGACGTGGCCCGCGAGAAGCTCGCCGAAAACGTGGCCAACGGCAAGGGCGACGGCCGCTCCCTCTACATCCGCTTCACCTAAGCAGTCATGGGCCTCCGCACCTGGATCCGTCGCCAACTCGCCGCCGTTCGCCACGGCCACCGCGCCTACGACGCCGCCCGGTGGAACCGCTTCACCGCCGACTTCCTCGCGCCCAACACAAGCGCCGACGCCGAACTGCGGGGCAGCCTCAAGGTGCTGCGCAACCGCAGCCGTGCGCTGGTCCGCGACAACCCCTACGCCCGCCAAGCCAAGCGCACCACCCAGATCAACGTCATCGGCGCACGCGGCATCCAAATGCAGCCCCAAGTGCTCCGCCCCGACGGCCAAGAGAAAGACGAGCGCCGCAACACCACCCTGCTAAGCCACTGGAACCGCTGGTGTCGCGCCGACTCCTGCGACGTAACCGGCAAGCTCAGCTTCCACGGCGTCGAACTCGCCATCACCGGTGCCCTCCCCGAATCCGGCGAGATCGGCATCCGCCTGGTCCGCCAAGCCATGGGCCGCAGCAAGGTGCCCCTGAGCCTAGAACTAATCGAATCCGACCAGATCGACGACGACTACACCGGCTTCAGCGACCGCCCTAAGCACTATTGGCGCATGGGTGTCGAGCTAAATGAGTGGGGCAGGCCCACCCGCTACGCAGTCCTGCGCAAGCATCCAGGCGACGCAGAGCTGGGCACCTACATCGACGGCACCGAAAAACACGTATTCATCGACGCCGCAGACTTCATCCACGTCTTCATACCCGAGCGCGTAGGCCAGAATCGAGGAATCCCCTGGTTCGGATCCGTCGCCACCACCGCATGGAACCTAGGTAAATACGAGGAAGCTCACTGGACACGCAAGCGCGTTCAGGCCAACAGCCTCGGCTGGATCCAGACCCCAGATCCCGACGACTTCGGCAGCCGCAACACCGATGGCACGCCCGCCCTCGAAGGCGACAAACGCCTCTGGAACACCGAGCCCGGCAGCTACAACTTTCTGCTCCCCGGCGAGACCGCCATTCCCCCCGACTTCGGCCCCGACGACGGCCAATACGAAGCGGTGGTACGCACCCTGGCCCGCCGCTTCGCCAGCGGCTACGGCTGTTCCTACGAAACCCTTAGCCGCGATTTTAGCGAATCGAATTACAGCTCCTCTCGCCTAAGCATCCTGGAGGACCGCGACCACTGGCGCGTAATCCAATCAATCCTAATTCAACAAGTACACCAACGCATATTTGAAGAGTGGCTTATGGCCGCGGCACTTACCGAACTGCCTATGCCGATGTTCTCCGACGTGTGGGCACGCCCGGAGCGCTACAACACGCCGCATTGGCAGGCCCGCGCCTGGAGCTGGGTCGATCCCGCCAAGGAGATGAAGGCGATGGAGATGAGTCGCACCCTGCAGCTCCAAACCCACGCCGAACAAATCATGGAGTACACCGGCAACGACTTCATGAGCACCGTCACAAGCATCGCCAAGGAGAACGAAGTCAAGGAGCGCCTAGGCCTCAGCGCTGCCGCTCCCTCCCCAGACACCCCAACCGCGAACGAAGCCCCGCTTACCGACCAACCCGCCCGCGAAGCCGAGCCCCTCTACCTAGAAGGCGAGGACGAACCCATCAGACTGCGCACAGACCTAAGCAGCGCCGCCAAGCAGCGCCGCTAAGCCGCGCCGCTAAGCCGCGGCGCCACCAAGCACCCACGCCCCCTACCCGTAGCGCTTAGCTGCGCAGCTCATGGCCAACATCGACGGCACCGAGATCGACCTGATGCCAACCGGCGGGATGCGCGAGGAAGCCGAGCGCTACCGCGCGTGGAAGGCTGACGGCGAGCAAGGCGGCACTGAAGTGGCAGCAACCCGCGCCAGCCAGATCCTCAGCGGCGACGAACTGAGTCCCGACACCGTGATCACCATGGCGGCATGGTTTGCGCGGCATGAGGTGGACAAACAAGGCGAGGGCTTCAGCCCTGGCGAGGATGGCTTCCCATCACCGGGACGTGTGGCATGGGCCGCGTGGGGTGGCGATGCCGGGCAGAGCTGGTCCGCCTCCAAGTCGGAGCGCATCAAGCAGCTGCAGGGCCGCGCCGCCCCCGACGCTTATCGCGCCGCCCCCGACGCCCTGAGCGAGGGAGATTTCGTCTCGTGGCAGTCCAGCGGCGGCGTCGCTCGCGGCCGTATCGAGCACGTCATGCGCGAAGGCACCCTCGGCGTCCCGGACAGCAGCTTCAGCATCGAGGCGTCCGCCGAAGACCCCGCCGCCCTAATTCGTATCTACAGGCCTAAGCAGGGCGGCTGGAGCGAAACCGAAACCCTCGTGGGCCACAAATTCTCCACACTACGCAAAATCGAACCCCTCGACGCGCCTTCCGACGACGAGGACGAGGACGACGGGCGGAGCGCCCCGGCCGCAACAGAACAGCGCCCCTACCCCAACGAACACGCCGCTCGCATTCTCGACCCCGACGCGTTCGATTCGTTCCGTCGCAAGAACAACGATTTTGCTCAAGGCATCGACTCAATCTACGGCCTAAACGGTGACGACCCCGCACGCCTCCAGGCCCTACGTTTCGATGCCTCACGCTTTACAGTGAGCCAAGCCAAGGAGTGGCTTAGCGACAACGACTACACGCCCCTTCTATTCGAGCCCGCCGCAGCAAAGTCCATGAACACCACGATTGACATCAAATCCATCACCAAGGAAGTGCATCGCCGCGAAGCCCCCCAAGGCCTGCGCGTCGAAGAAAGCACCGAGACCGGCCTGACCTTCAGCTTCAGCTCCGAAGCACCGGTGGAGCGCTGGTGGGGCCGCGAGGTGCTCGTGCATGACGAGGACTCCATGGACCTGGAGCGCATGAACGACGGCGGGGCATGGCTCTGGAACCACAACCGCGACGTGGTGCTCGGCGTCGCAGAAAAGGCGTGGCGTGGCGACGATCGCCGCCTCTACGTCAAAACGAAATGGAGCCCGAATACCACCGAGAAGGGCACCGAAGAGTACAAGCGCCGCCGCGACATCGAGGCAGGCATAACCCCTAACGTCTCCTTCGCCTACGAAATCAACGAAATCCGCGAAGCCGAAAACGGAGACATGCAAGTGACTAAGTGGAATGTCTTGGAGGTATCGACTGTAAGTGTTCCAGCGGATCAGACAGTAGGCCTGGGACGCGCACACGACGACTCCGAATCTGCCCCCTCGCCACTTACGCCTGCCGAGACAATTCAAGCAGCAACCTCTACACTTGAAACTAAGCAGACCGCCGAGCGCGGACCTGACTCCCCCCTAAGTCCTCCATCCATGGAACAAGCCATCAACGTCCAGGAGGTCCAATCCGCCGCTCGGCAGTCCGAGCGTGAGCGGGTTGCGGCCATCCGCGCCATGTGCGACCAGCACCAAGTCGGCAACGATCTGGCCGAGCGCCTGATCAACGACGACTCCTCGATCGACCAGGCCCGCGAGGCCGTGCTCAGCCAACTCGGCCGCAGCCGCAAGGAGTTCCAAGGCCGCGTCCACGACGACGGCGCCGCCTCCCTCGGTCTGACCGAGCAGGAGATCAAGCGCTACAGCCTGATGAACGTGATCCGCCACCTGGCCGATCCGACCGACCGCAGCGCCCGCGACGCCGCCGGCTTCGAGCTGGAGTGCTCCAAGGCCGCCGAGAACAAGCACGGCCGCGCCGCCAAAGGCGTGATCATGCCCTGGGACGTGATGGCCGCCCCCGCCGTCCGTAGCCAGAACGTCGGCACCGCCAGCCAAGGCGGCTACCTCGTCGAGACCCAGCTGCTCACCGGCTCCTTCATCGACCTGGTGCGCAACCGCTCCGCGCTCCTGGGCCTCAACGTGACCACGCTGACCGGCCTGGTCGGCAACGTGGACATCCCGAAAAAGACCGGCAACACGACCGCCTACTGGGTCGGTGAGGACGTGGCCGTCAGCGAAACCCAGGTGACGCTGGGCCAGCTCTCGATGACCCCCAAGTCCCTCGGCGGCTTCGTGGACATCACCCGTCGCCTGATGATGCAGCAGTCCATGGACGTTGAGTCGATGGTCCGCGCCGACCTGGCCGAGTCCATCGCCCTCGCCATCGACTCCTCCGGCGTCTACGGCCTCGGCGGCTCCTCTGCCCTGCTCGGCATCAAGAACGTCACCGGCGTCGGCACCGAGACCCTCACCAGCGTCGCCGATACCAACAAGGCCATCGGCGGCACCACGTACTACTTCGGTAATTACTCCGACTACGTGAACATGGAGACCACCGTCTCTGTGGCCAACCTCGATGTTGCCTCGATGTTCTACGTGGGCAACGCTCACGTCCGTGGTGCGCTCAAGCAAACGCTGCGCAACACCAACAGCGAGATGATGATCTGGGAAAACAACGAAGTCAACGGCTACGGCGCCCGCGTCAGCAACCAGCTGATCGGCTCGAATGTGCTGTTCGGCGATTTTTCGCAGGCCATCTTCGGCTTCTGGTCTGGCGTAGATATCACGGTGGATCCCTACACCAACAGCACCAAAGGCACCACCCGCATCGTGGCGTTCCAGGACGTGGACTTCGGTCTGCGCAACCCGGCCGCCTTCGTGTTCGCCTCCGGTAACGCCTGATGCCCTGGTACGAGCTGACAGCTGACGTGATGGTTCGCGGCACCCCCCGTGCTTACGGGGAGGTGCTCGACCTCAGCGAAGCCGAAGGGCAGCTCCTCAGTGGGCTGGGTCGCGCTAAGCCGGCCCAGCCTCCCGCTAAGCCGGAACCTGTGTGTTCCATGCCTGAGCCGGTAGCCGCGGAGCAGCCCCCCTCTAAGGAGGAAGCGCCCGTAGTGGAGCCTCCCACTGAGGAGGACTCCGTGTCCACCACGTCTGCCGCCCCAGCGCCCGTCAAGCCGGCGGTCCGTCGCCGCACCACCTCCCCGCTCACCAAGGACTGACCCATGACTCTCGCTCAACGCAACCTGGAGGCCCTGCAGCACTTCGCTGCTTACGCCCCCGCCACCGTCACCGCTGTCGGTGCCGGCAGCGCTATCGATCTTCTCGGCTACGACGGCGATGTCGTGTTCGTGATGCAGGCCACCGCCGCTGGCGCCTCCGCCGGCTTCGCCGTCCGCCTGGAGCACAGCGACACCACCACCGCCGGCGACTTCACCGCCATCACCGGCGGCGACTTCACCGCGATTGCCAACGCCGCCTACCTCGGCAGCGTGACGATCTCCAAGGATGACGTGAAGCGCTACGTGCGCGTCAACATCCACACCGAGACCGGCACCGCCAGCTCGATCATCTCGGTTAACG